TGGAGCGCCAGGGCGGTATTCGAGATGGTGGGATCGACTGGGTCAGCTACTTCAACCCTGGCACGGAGGCGGGTGGCGAGGACGACCACCGAGCGCACGCGATCCTGTCGCTGCTACCCCGGACCGATGTTTACCTGTCGTATCTTCGGGGACAGACCCTCGGTAACGCGGGCGCCTTTCTGATCGGCAAGCAGATCGACTACGGGCCGACCCGAGGAGCAGACGCCTCGCTCCTGTTCAGCGTCTCCGCGCAGGCCAACGGCTACGGCCTCGACTGGGGCAAGCAGCTCACGGCCGGTGTCCGCACCGATACCGAAGCAACCAACGGCACCGGTGTCGATTTCGGGGCGGCTGGAGCGTTCGGCCTCCAGGCGTATCTACAGGTCATCGGATTCACCGGCACCGACGCGACGATCAAGGTTCAGCAGAGCTCGGACAACGGTGTTGGCGACGCCTGGGCAGACGTCACCGGCGGCACCTTCACCGAGGTGGACGCAGCTCACGCGATCCAGCGTCTCGAAACGGCCAGGGACCAGGCAGTCGAGCAATACCTGCGGGTCATTTCTACCACTAGCGCGGGGTTCACCTCGCTGGCATTCTCGGTCATCGTGGCATTCAACAAGGTGGCGGTGATGTTCCGTGCGGCATAGCATCAACCGCATCACCCCGGTCCTGCCAGCCAGGGCCTTTCAGACCTGGGGTGTGAGCGCCCCGGTTAACACCCACTGGCGAGACGCCACCTGTGAGGAGGTAGAATGCGCCCACTACCTACGCGGGTGGCGCACTGTGGTAGACCCCGCAACCCAGCAGGGGGCTGCCCAGGTCTATTACATCCGGCAGGACCGGTCCAGATCCTGCACGGAGGAACGCCTCGCGGACGGCAAGCTCAGTTTCACCTTCCGGCCGAATCAGAGGTGTTTCACCCAGCACCGGGTCAGAATCCCTCGGCCCGAGATCTTCTACGTTCGAGGAGGTGACTGGCGAGGCAACCCCACCGGTCTGCGTAGGCTTCACACTCACCCGGAACACTGGGTGGAAGAGCATGCAGATAACCAAAGCAAGATCGCGGAGATATTGAAGCGAGGTTGATGGAATGGCCAAAGAGACTGGGCTTGGTTGGACAACGTTCTCCGTCGAGGAGGCCGATGGGACCACCGCCCGCAACATCCGGAACGACATGCAGTCGTTCACGCTGTCCACCCCGATGGCAGTGATCGACACCACCGGCATGGACATGTACGCGATGGAGAGGCTCCTGGGCCTCGCCGACGCGTCGGTCACCGCCAACGGCACCTTCAACGACGCGGCGCAGCAGAGCCACGATGTGTTCAAGACGGTGTGCTCGACTCGGATAGCGCGCGACGTCGTCATCACCGTGAGCGGGATGTCGCTCCCGATGAACATGCTGGTCACCGACTATCCCCTGTCCAGGGGAGCCGACGGCGCGCTGACTTGGGCGGTTCCCATGTCGCTCGCCAACGGAACGGCGCCCACCTGGACCACGGTGTAACAAGGAGAGCCCAATGGGTTACAACCCCGGCGTAAGGGTCTATAAGCTCGTTTTTGTTGATAGGGAAGGGCTGACAGTTCGAGCTCGGTCGACCGACACGGACACGTTCATCGCGATGTCTCGCCTTGCTGATCTCGCAGAGGACGCCGATCTCACAGACGACGGAGCTGTCAAGGAGCTGGAGGGGCTATTTAGCACCTTCTCCAAGCACCTGGTGTCATGGAACATCGAGCTGCCGGTAGACCCCGGTGACGAAAGCAAGGGCGTGTACCCGGTCCCCGCCACCCGCGCGGGACTGGGGAAGCTGGATCTTGATTTTGTCCTGGAGCTCGTGTTTGCGTGGTTGGACGCCATATCGTCGGTGGCGCCCCCTTTAAGCAAGACCTCATCAAATGGGCCTCCTGCCCTGGAGGGGTCAATGCCGATGGAACCATTGTCAACAAGCCCGCCGAGCTAAGCGAAGCAGAGCTGATATTGGGGCTGTGTGACAGGTTCCACAAGCTGCCCAGCGAAATACGGAACGAAGACGTCGAGCTCCTGCGGCTGCTGGCGATCGAGGACTTAGGCAGGGTGGAAGATGAACGAGATCGAGATCAGGGTTTCGTCGAAGAATGACGTAGGCCCTGGGTTCCGTTCTGCTGTGCAAGACGCCAAGCGAGGTGGCGAACAGGCTGGCCAGGCCTTCTCCGACGGTATCCGGCGGGGCGGGCGCGAGGCAGCACGGCGCGCCCGGGAGGCTGGGGAGGACGCTGGCGAAGAGTTCGGCGAGGGGGTAGAGGACGGCGCGGATGAGGGGGCAGGCGGTGGTGGGTCCGGTGGCCGCCTGTCCGGCATATTCTCCAAGATAAAGCCGATGCTTGCCACCGCCGCGTTGGCTGCTGGGGTGGCTGCTGGTGCTGCCCTGATGAAGGGGCTTGGCAACGCTATCGAATCCCGGTCGGTGGCGGCTAAGCTCGAGGCCCAGCTCGGCGACCCAGCGATGGCCAAGGCCGCTGGGCGGGCTGCAGGCAAGGTGTACAAGGAGGGGTTCGGGGAGAGCATGGGTGACGTCGCTGATGCGGCTCGCCGGGCGCTCCAGGCAGGACTGGGTAAGACCGATAAGGACCTGCAAGAAACCACTCGGTCAGCCATGGTGTTGGCTGAGACCTTCGACGTGGAGGTCCGCCAGTCTGTTGATGCCGCCAGGTCCTTGATCTCCAGCGGGTTGGCCAGGGATAGCAAGCAGGCATTTGACATCATTGCCCGATCAATGCAGGGTACTGGCGACATGTCCGAGGACATGATCGACACGATCATCGAATATAGTACCCAGTTCCGGGAGCTGGGCCTGTCTGCCCCTCAGGCGTTCGGCATGGTCAACCAGGCCATCAAGGCTGGAGCCAGGAACACTGACTTTGCCGCAGACGCTATCAAGGAGTTCGCCATTCGGTCTAAGGATGGGTCGGACAAGTCGAAGCAGGCGTTCAAGGATCTTGGCCTAAACGCCGACAAAATGTTCAGCACCTTCGCTAGAGGTGGACCCAAGGCTACAGCCGCACTAAGCGATGTAATGAAGAGGTTGCGCGACGTAGAGGACCCGGTGTTGCGGGACGCCACCGCGGTGGCGTTGTTTGGCACCAAGGCCGAGGATTTGCAGGACGCGCTGTTTGCCATGGACCCAACTACCGCTGTCGATGCTTTCGGCAAGGTGGAAGGTGCCGCCCAGAAGATGGGCGATGTGATCGCCGACACCCCAGAAAAGAAGATCGCCAGGTTCAAGCGGCGAGGCGAGGCCTTGTTAACCTCGTTTGGTGCAAAGGCCCTGGAGGTGTTCGAGAAGCTGGGCAGGGACCCGGCAGTTCAAGACTTCGTTAAGTCTCTGCGGGAAGATGTGCTGCCAGTATTGGAGCGAGTTGGCAGGTTCGTTGCCAACAAGCTAGCTCCGTTCCTGTCCAAGGTGTTGAAGGGTGCTCTGGAGGCAGCACGCGATGCCTGGAAGGACCTGGAGAAGGCCGTTGGCGACAATGAGCCGGAGCTGCGGGAGCTGTTCCGGATCATGCAAAAGGTGGGCGACTTCGTATCCGAGAAGCTAGCTCCTGTACTCGGCCCGATGTTGGTACAAAACCTCCTGATGACGATCAAGGCGATCGGCGTTACAATTCGAGTGATCGGCGCCATTGTTCGCGCTTTTCGATCGATGTACAACGGTGCTCGAAACGCTGGCCGCAACACCAGGGCTGTTCTGGCTGCGATGCGGGACTTTGTGACTGGGTTGCCAGGCCGGATCCGGCGGGCACTGTCCGGAATGTTCAATATCATACCCAGTGCGGCTCGATCCGCAGCTAGGTCCGCCAGGAGGGTATTAAACGACTTGGTGGCGTTCGCCAGGGGGATACCGGGTAAGGTCCGCAGCACAGTGTCCAGCGGGCTGTCCAACGCGCTATCCTGGGTCCCTGGCTTTACCTCCGGCGGGGTAACTGGAGCTGCATCCGGCGGACCTAGGTCCGGGCTAGTTCAGGTGGGGGAGCACGGACGAGAGCTGATTCGAGTTCCGGGCGGGTCGACGGTGTACAATCACGGTCAGACGGAGAGGATGCTGGCCGGTGGTTCGGGGGGTGGAGTGTTGCGGGTTATTTTTGACATCCGGGGAACCGACCGACACCTCAAGGACTGGATTAAGAATACCGTTAAGTCGGACGGTGGCGGGAATGTGCAGCTAGCTTTTGGCAAGGGGTCCTGATCATGGCGGTCAAAGTAGAGCTGAACCCGACCGGGTCTAGCTGGGTGGACATTACCTCAGACGTTCTACAAGATGGGCAGGTGTCTGTTAGCTCTCGAGGTCAGTCTGCCGAGGGATCCCGGGTTCAAACCACAGTAGCCACCTGCCGACTTGACAATGCCACTGGAGACTATTCTCCCACTAACCCACTCGGGGCCTACTATGGCAGCTTGCGACGTAACTGTTCTTTGCGTGCGTCGGTTGCTCGCCCAACCACCTATCTGCTGATGCCGGACGGTGATCTCGGATCTTTTGCGTACGCAGCCGATGCGGCTGCTCTCGACATTGTCGGCGACATCGATATTAGGTACGAGGGTAAGCTGCTCCATTGGTGGGGGAACCAGATAGTAAAGATAAGCGGAAAGCACCACAGCCCGGGTCAGCGATCGTGGTTGATTCAAGCGGCTGACGGCTATTTGCGGTATCGCTGGTCGGCCGATGGCGCCACTGACACAGAGGTGCAGTCCACCATCCGACTGCCAGCACAGCTAGGGTTCCACTTTGCCATCAGGGTGACTCATGATGTGGACAATGGGGACAGCGGCAACACTGTCACCTTCTACACTGCGCCAACCATAGATGGCCCGTGGGTGCAGCTTGGCGACCCGGTGATCTCCTCAGGTGTAGCATCTATTTTTAGCGGTACCGCCCCCTTGTATACGGCAAATGGGTCAAATGTGGGCTGGGATGCAGCCTACGGTGAGACCTATGCATTTGAGTTGTACGACGGGATCGATGGTACCCGGGTAGCCTCTCCTGACTTCACCGCACAGTCTTCCGGCGACACTTCGTTCACAGATGCTGATGGGATACTGTGGACGGTGGCCGGTAATGCAGTGATCACTGACCGGGACTACCGAGTGTGGGGGGAGGTGGCTGACCTAAGGCCGACTGCGGACAATACTAACCAACACCGGGAGGTGGACGCCACTATCTGCGGGGCATTGCGACGCCTGTCGCAGGGGCAACCGAGCCTGCGTTCTAGCCTGTATCGCGGGTTGGTTGATGAGAGCACCGTAGTGGCGTACTGGCCTTGTGAGGACGTGGACGGAAGCACCTCCATAGCAGCCGCATCGTCAGGCACCAAACCCATGGCGGTGTCCTCGGCCCCTACTTTCGAATCGTTCGATGGGTTTGCCTGCTCGGACTCGATTCCGGCGGTGGGGGAAGGTCGCTGGGTAGGGGTGGTCCCGTCCTATGCCGATACCGACGAGATTCAGG